GTGGCACGTACAACACGCCCTCTTACTAACACTGAACTATCACGTGCTAAAGCAACTGAAAAGGATCTAACGCTACATGATGGTGATGGGCTTTTTCTACTCATAAAAACGAACGGAAGGAAGTTGTGGCGTTTCCGATACCAGAAGCCTGTATCAAAACAGAGAACCATGATTAGTTTAGGAACGTTCCCCGCCCTATCTCTGGCTGAGGCCAGAAACGTGCGTGCTGAGTATCTTTCCTTATTAGCCCGGGGTATTGATCCACAAACATACAGTAAGCAAGTCTCAGAACATCAACAGATTGCGATTGATAGTATTTTTTCAAAAGTTGCCACAAATTGGTTTGCCATAAAAAGCAATAACGTCACACCTGATTATGCAAAGGATATATGGCGATCCTTAGAGAGGGACATTTTCCCTGCTATCGGTGAGATTCCTGTTCAGGAAATAAAAGCCCGCACATTAATTGAAGCCCTAGAGCCAATTAAAGCTCGTGGGGCACTTGAGACTGTTCGTCGTTTAGTACAACGTATTAATGAAATTATGATTTATGCTGTTAATACTGGTCTGATAGATGCTAACCCTGCTTCAGGCATTGGTATGGCATTTGAAAAACCTAAAAAACAGCACATGCCAACGCTTAGACCTGAAGAATTACCGAAACTCATGCGTTCAATAACAATGTCTAATTTATCTATTCCAACTCGTTGTTTGATTGAATGGCAACTCTTAACACTTGTACGCCCTGCAGAAGCTTCCAATGCAAAGTGGATAGAGATCGATTTCGAAGCTAAACTATGGATAATACCAGCCAATAGAATGAAGGCAAAGCGGGAACATATTGTTCCATTATCACTTCAGACATTAGATATTCTTGAAATTATGAAGCCAATCAGTTCACATCGAGAATATATTTTTCCTAGCAGGAATAACCCCAATCAACCAATGAACAGTCAGACGGCAAATGCAGCCTTAAAGCGCATCGGTTATGGTGGTAAGTTGGTTGCACACGGACTGCGTTCGATAGCAAGTACAGCAATGAATGAAGCTGGTATAAATCCAGATATTATCGAAGCAGCACTTTCCCATTGTGATAAAAATGAGGTTAGAAGAGCATATAATCGAACAACCTACTTGGAACAAAGAAAAGAGCTTATGAATTGGTGGGGTAGTTTCATTTCAAAAAACAAATAAGGATATAGTGATGAATAATAAAGATTTTCCATGCAAAGCCTCAAATATCTATGATAAAAATATAAATTTTTTATTTGGCTCAGGCTCCTCTGCTTCATATATTCCTACTCTCTATCTAGATAAAAACACTACTTATGAAACATTACTTACACATGAGGATTGTGAGGGTGTCAAGGACTTCATATTATGTTCTTATTTCAATAATATCATTAGAAAAACATTTTGTGTTAAACCTAATAGTGAAGACAAAAAATATAATTCTACTTTAGCAAACTATAGCTACTTTATTGATGAACTAATCAAATTATTAGAGAAAAAAGGGGCAAATCAAATAAGGCGAGCGAATATTTTTACAACAAATTATGATCTTTTTTTCGAAACTGCGGCTGATGATATTTTAAATAATAAAACATTTCATTTCAATGACGGTGGTCTAGGTTTCAAAAGCCGGAAATTGAACATTAGTAATTTTCATATTACTGCTTGGCATCAAGGTACGCATGATATGTACAAACATGAAATTCCAACAGTAAACTTAATAAAAATGCATGGTTCTGTTTCTTGGTGTAGAGATATTAATGAAACGATTAGTATTAATTACACTCAAGAAGAACCACCAAAGTTTAGACTAGATACAAAAAAAGACATTAATGATTTAGTCACCACCTTAAACGAAACAAGCGATAATCTCGTTAGTTATTTAAATTTATCTACAAGCGATCAAGAAACACTTCAAGAATTTAAATCTTATTACAACAACTTAGCTATAGTTAGCCCAACTAAAGAAAAATTTTCTGAAACTGTTTTTCAACAACATTATTACCAATGTTTACGATTGCTAAGTTATGAATTAGAGAAACCACAAACTGTATTAATTTGTTTTGGTTTTTCTTTTCAAGATGAACACATACGTGAGATTATAAAAAGATCATTAAGTAACCCTACTCTTAAGGTCTTTGTTTTTTGCTACTCAAAATCCAGCATGGAAAGTATACAGCACATTATCAATGACCAACGAATAACCTATATTCTTCCTATAGAAGATGATCATACAATTTCATTTAAACCGTTTATAGATAGAGTATTTAGATCTGAACACGGAGATTGGATTACATGGAAGAACTAATTGTTGGTAATGTTACCCAAATAAAGGGCACAACAGTAAGGGCCAAAATCAATCATGACTTTTTTCAGTCAACATACTTTCATAAAGGTAAAATACTACGAGGTATCTCTATAAATGAATTTGTTTTGATTAAAAAAGGTTATCACGATATCGTCGGAAAGATTATTGGTGAAGAAATTGTTGAAAACATCAATATTAGAAGCGATGAAATTGAACAAAAAAAATATGACCGTTTTGTAGAACTGAATATTTTAGGGTATTTTTTTGAGAGTTCATTTTATTCCGGTATAAAATTTTTACCAATGATAAATGACAGCTTACACTTAATTTCAGACGAGAAGATATCAGAAATATATAAGTTTAGCAAAAACACTAAAGCACCTTTAATAAACATAGGGAAATCTATGTTAGAGGAGTTGCCAATTAACATACCAATAAATGGTATTTTTAATTCACACATAGGCATATTTGGAAACACTGGAAGTGGCAAGTCCAACACTCTTGCAAAACTTTATCACTCTCTAATAAACCTTATAACAACAAAAGAAAGAGTTATATCAAAATCAAGTTTTGTTTTGATTGATTTTAATGGTGAATACAGCACATTTGCTACGTCATTTCCAGATTTGTGCGAACAAGTCAATCTCAACACAAAGAATTCCGGTGATAAACTAACTTTCACTGATGATGAATTTTGGGATGATGAATTATTATCGGTATTGTTTTCTGCAACTGAAAAAACTCAAAAGCCATTTCTTAGTCATTTAATTAAAAATAGAGAAAAATATAATGGTAAATTGGAGGATTACTTACAAACAACTATCCACAGTATGTTTTCTCCTAATCCACACAGGGAAACAATAAATTTATTAAAAAGCCTTGCCCCTTACTTTTCAGAGAGAGCACAGGGTAAAATACTTGAAGAGTTATCACAATTCTCATGGCATTCTGGGCAAAATAAGTATTTGCACTCAAAATACAACTTCATTGATAAAATGGAAGATGCTTTACAGGCTTTAGATGCAACATATAAATCCAAGTTTAAGTTAAACAGCGTTTTTGATGAAGTTGCAATCCGATCTATTCTACAACTAATTAATTCAGTATCACGTAATTATGTACAATATGATCATATATATCCGCTAATTAATAAAATAACGGCAATGACTCCTGCCCTATCCAAAGTAATTAATATCAGAAACGAAACAAAAAATAAAAAACCTATATATATAGTGTCATTAAAAGAGTGCAATCAATTAATCAAAAAAACCATTCCAATGATGCTTGCAAAATGTTCATTCTTAGAGCACAAGTCATCTAAAAATACAAAGGAAAGCTTCCACCTAATTATAGATGAAGCACACAACATATTGTCTGAAACATCTGTCAGAGAGGCGGAAACATGGAAAGATTATAGGCTTGAGTTATTTGAGGAAATAATAAAAGAGGGAAGGAAGTTTGGGTTCTTCGTTACAATTTCGAGTCAACGACCTTTTGACATCTCTCCCACAATTGTTTCCCAACTTCATAATTATTTTATTCATCGATTAGTGAACGAAAATGATTTGTTTTTGTTAAAAAATACTTTAAGCACCCTTGATGCGGCATCAAGATCACTAATTCCAACACTTCCTCCTGGTGGGTGTATAGTTTCAGGAACAGCTTTCCACACCCCATTACTTGTTCAAATCGACAGATTAGCTGAGGAAAATGCTCCTAACAGCGATACTCTTGATTTAGAAAAATTGTGGGATATTTAATATCGCTACGCGCAGTGCTTTCCCCGCCTCGCCCGCACGCTTTGCGGGGCGGTTTTAATGCAGTTGCACTGACACGCTCAGACCGCGCCGGGAATGGCGCGGTCTGCAGAAAATGAGGCAGGGAAACGCATGCAAAGCCATGCACCTTATCGATGCATGGCTTTTTTCAGTAAAAACAGGCGGATTTTCGGGAAATTTTACACAGACTGACGTGATGCCAGTTGCGCACTTTTACGCGAAAAAATCATGTTCTGCGCAGGGGTAAATTTTTCACGGCTGTCGTCCACCGAAGCCGCGTCAGGCCTGAATCCGATGGTCGTTAAAATGTCGCTATCCTGTGCGGAATAATTAATTTTTTCCCCCTTCGCAAGCCAGGACAGAAGGGCTTCACGCAGGGCATCTGTGGCACGCTGTATGGCACAGTTTCGGGCAATGGCCGTCAGCTCACTGTAGCCCATCAGCTCCGGTGCCAGTGCCGCCGCCAGTGCTGTGCCGTGCTGCTGCATAAAATCATTCAGCCGGTCGCGGATGCTGATGTGCTGAACGGCTTCATGCGAACGAATATAACGACCAGCGGCCTGATTCACCTGCCATTTTCTGACTTCGATAATATTGCGTAATTCGTCCAGGCGACTGACGTTTCTGCCTTCTCCTGACAGAAGCCGCAGGTATTCCTGTTCGGCCGCTGCCAGCTCATTTTTGCGTTGCAGCCATGCTGCTTTGTTATTCTGACAGGTGTCAAAGGCCTGCTGTAAGGCTGTGCTTTCCATCGTTATCTCTTTCTCATCATGCTGAAGAATAAAAATACGGTGTGCGGCGACGGCCGGTGTTAACCGGCAGCCCTCATTCCAGACGCAGCGAATATGATTGTGTTTTTAAGCGTACTGGCGGCAGTTCCTGTTTTTCATGCAGGCTTTCTGCCAGTTCGTCCGGCGTGACCGGGCGGACAATGAAACGGTTAATGGTCTGAAGCGTTTTAAACACCAGACCACAGCCCGGATCCGTGCACACATAAAAACGCTCGGTGACTTCCTGAGACAGACGCCGCGATGTTCTTGACAGTGCAAGGCCTTTACATCTCCGACAACAATATCCGGTAACAAGCATTCTTTTCGGCCGTTTCATACTGCCGGAGGCTGACGTCAGTGAATCGCGGTATCTCTGTTTGCCTGAAATGTATTCCATTCCTGAATCTTTACAGTCAGAGAAAAAGCTTTCACTCGCTTCAAATGTCGCAGAGCAATAAATATTCCGGCACTGTGCAATCATTATCTTGGTGCCATCGTCCATGAAATGTGCGCGGCGGGTGTGAGCAACATGACCACACGACGGGCAGTAAATCATGACAGCAGTCCTCTGGCCTTAAGCACTGCTCCCTGCTGGTCTATTTTGTCCTGCCACACCTTGCGCTGTGCCGGTGTGCCTGCCACCTCATAATCCATGTGAGGAAGTGTTGCCGCTGACAGTCCGGTCAGCCGGAGAACCGGCTCGCCGGTGAGGCTGATTTGCATCTGTTTAATTTTCTGTTCCAGCGATGATTTCACCTGCTGCATGACAGCCTTTTCCGGTGCGACGTAGCCCTGATGGCCGGTGGTGTTGGCGAGCGGATTTTCCTGTACCAGAATGCTCAGATGCATTGCCCGGACAAGCGCCTCACAGGTTTCATTCAGGGCGTGTTCCAGCTCATGCTCTGCATACAGACTCAGAAGGTGATGATGTGCCTTCCGGTAGGCGGTGGCCGTGCTGTCACACGCCCCTTTCAGGCGTTCGCGTTCAAAATTCAGCACCACGGCCAGATTGTCATATTCCTGTACCAGTTCCCGGCGTGCCACGCGCTCAATGTGGCGCTGTTTCAGCTCGTCGCTCAGGACACCACCGGCTGCACGAAAGGCCGTGCGCCAGTCGTCAGCGTCGTTTCCGTCGGCCTGCGCCAGCGCATTTTTTTCCTGCTCTGCCCGTTCAATGGCCGTGACGGTCTCATCCATCAGGCGGGCGTTCTCAAGATGGGCGGCTCTGGCCTTTTCCAGTTGTGCCAGTGCGGGTTGCAGATATTCAGGGATGGTGTTGTCAGACATTTTCCGGCTCCTCGTCACTTCAGGTTAAGAAAATTGTGACGTACACCGGACAACAACACGACGCATTGCAGATGTGCCAGCCCTGACACAGGAGACTCATCCTCACACCGGCAAGCCAGGAAAAGGTCGCAGGAAAAACCGGCTTACTGTTTGTTTTTTTATATTTTACTGTTCACCTCTGTTCACCTTAATAAAAAAGATAAGTAATACAGTAAGTTAAAGGGTGAACAATCGCAGTAATGACTGTTCACCGTCTGTTCACCACTGTTCACCCGCTCATGGACTTTTTGTGCTGTTTACTACTGTTTGTTTTTATTAATTCGCCGGGAATGAATAAGAAAAAACAATTTGTATTTCACTATAAAAAATTCCAGGTCCTTCAGAACCCTTTGAGACCCTTCCAGTCCGGATGGATAAAAAACACACAGCCATTGTAAGGCTGCCTGAACAAATCCCCCCTGTTGCGTCTGCCAAAAATATTCACAAAATAAAGCGCTACCCGAAGCCGGACGGACTTATCCGGTGCTGTATGGACATTAACGAGGTAGCCCGATGCAAGCTGTTTTTTCTTCCCCGTCTCCCGCCCCTGTGACGCCACTGATTCCGCTGCCGGATATCACACAGGAGCGTTTTTTACGTCTGCCGGAAGTGATGCACCTGTGCGGCCTGTCACGCTCGACCATCTATGAACTTATCCGTAAGGGGGAATTTCCACCGCAGGTGAGCCTTGGCGGTAAAAATGTGGCCTGGCTGCACTCTGAAATCACCGCATGGATGGCCGGGCGCATTGCCGGACGCAAACGGGGGTACGACGCATGATGATGCCCGCTCTGCAAAAACTCCCTTTTTCTGGCTTGCCTTTTTCCGGCATTTGCGGATATAGTTTTTCCGCTGCCGCAAAATCGGCAGCCGGGCGTGAGAACCCGAGTATGTTATCGGCGACATATGACGCGCCATGCGTCTTTTTTTGTGTCGCAATCAACGCCACAGAGCGCCAGATTATGGTGTGGCGTGTGGTTTGCCGTGCAGGTATGATCCTGTTCGCAATCGCATGTTATGCCACTGAGTCAATGGTAGCTCAGGCGGGGCAGCCTTCGGGCTGGCCGGTATCCGATAACGCCGGTATTCTCACCCCCGTCTGGGCTATCGCCATCGAGCGTGAGAACTCCGGCGATAGCGTCATTTACGCTGTTATCGGAGGTTGCCTTATGGCTACGACCCTTACCCCCTCACACCCTGAATTTGTCTTTGTGTTTGCGGCTGTCCGTCGCGCAGACCGTCATCCCCGTATCTGTATGCTTCGCACCGTCGCCGGTGATGAACGCAGCGCCCGCCGTTCCCTTGTCCGTGACTATGTGCTCTCCCTTGCTGCCCGTCTGCCGGTGATGGGGGTGTCCCGTGCGTAATAAAAAAGCCCCTCAGACCGTCTCAGCGCGTCATGACGCCCGTGAACACCTCAGCATTGAGGCTTACCATAAGCTCAACCGCGCCAGCGCCGTATCCCAGTTTGTTGGGGGTGATTTGATTCACCGTGAACTCTCCGGCCTGCATCAGCTCTACATTCCGCATATTTTCAGCTACCTGAATGAAGATATTGATTTTGTGCTGAATGAGCTGAAAGCCAAAGGCCTGTGCCGCGATTTTCTCGCCCAGCAGAAAGACCGGGGAGACAGGACGCATGTTTGATTTTCCCCAGCCCGGTGAGATTTACCGTTCTGCCGGTTTTCCCGATGTGGCCGTGGTCGGCATTCTGGAAGACGGTATTCCGTGGGAAATGCCGTACCGCTGCCCGGACATTGTCTGGAACCCGTACCGCCGTAAATTCAGTATCCTTGTGCGTATCCTCGCTGACGGGCGCACCACAGACATCCCGCTGGGGCGTTTTCTGCGGGAATTTACCTGTGACCGTCCTGACCTGTTTAAACGCAGCCCCGTAAACCGGCATGCGGTACTGAAAGAAATGGCCGGAGACCCGGAATTACAGAAATGGCGGGAGAAATATCTGGATATTTACCCGCAGGACACTGTTCCGGTCAGCCGGGCGGCACCGGTGGCGCGGGAATGGCGGGAAATTCCCCGCACGGAGCCTGACCCGGAAATCACCCCGGATAACAGTTACCGCAATTATCTGTAATTAAAAAACGACACCCGAAAAATTAAATGTGCGTATTCGCGCAGGGATACGCACGTCTTCAGGAGACGCAGATATGCCTTATCAGTTAATGCAACCGGCACGGAATGCAGTCATCTGTCACAGGGAGGAAAGCAAATGAAAACACCCTTACCGCCCGTCTTACGCGCAGCCCTTTACCGTCGCGCTGTCGCCTGTGCCTGGCTGACCGTGTGCGAACGTCAGCACCGCTACCCGCATCTCACCCTTGAATCACTGGAGGCGGCCATCGCCGCTGAGCTGGAAGGCTTTTATCTGCGCCAGCACGGTGAGGAAAAAGGGCGTCAGATAGCCTGTGCCCTGCTGGAAGATTTAATGGAATCCGGCCCCCTGAAGGCAGCGCCGTCGCTGTCCTTTCTCGGGCTGGTTGTGATGGATGAACTCTGTGCCCGTCACATAAAAGCGCCGGTACTGCACTGAAGGAGAACAACACCATGAAAATGAACGTAACCGCCACCGTCAGCCATGCGCTCGGCCACTGGCCGCGTATTCTCCCGGCGCTGGGGATTCAGGTGCTGAAGAACCGTCATCAGCCCTGTCCGGTCTGTGGCGGGAGTGACCGCTTCCGTTTTGATGACAGGGAGGGGCGCGGCACCTGGTACTGCAATCAGTGTGGTGCCGGTGACGGCCTGAAACTGGTTGAAAAGGTGTTTGGTGTTTCCCCGTCCGACGCGGCCGCAAAGGTGGCTGCCGTGACCGGCAGCCTGCCCCCGGCTGACCCGGCAGTGACGGCCGCCGCCGGTGCTGAAACAGACGCTGCCCGGAAGAACGCCGCCGCACTGGCACAAACCCTGATGGCAAAAACCCGGCCCGGAACCGGTAACGCCTACCTGACCCGCAAGGGCTTTCCCGACCGGGAATGCCGGATGCTGACCGGCACACACAGAGCCGGTGGCGTGAGCTGGCGCGCCGGTGACCTTGTGGTGCCACTGTATGACGACAGCGGCGAACTGGTTAACCTTCAGTTAATCAGTGCTGACGGCCGTAAGCGCACCCTGAAAGGCGGACAGGTCAGGGGCACCTGTCACACCCTTGAAGGACAGAATCAGGCCGGAAAACGTCTGTGGATAGCGGAGGGATACGCGACCGCACTTACCGTGCATCACCTGACCGGGGAAACGGTGATGGTGGCGCTTTCTTCCGTGAACCTCCTTTCTCTGGCCAGCCTTGCCCGGCAGAAGCATCCGGCCTGTCAGATTGTCCTTGCCGCAGACCGTGACCTCAGCGGTGACGGCCAGAAAAAAGCCGCCGCAGCCGCAGATGCGTGTGAAGGTGTTGTTGCCCTGCCGCCGGTCTTCGGTGACTGGAATGATGCCTTCACGCAGTACGGCGGGGAGGCCACCCGTAAGGCCATTTATGATGCCATCCGGCCACCGGCTGAAAGCCCGTTCGACACCATGAGCGAAGCAGAGTTTTCCGCCATGAGTACCAGCGAAAAGGCCATGCGTATCTATGAGCATTACGGCGAGGCGCTCGCGGTCGATGCCAACGGCCAGCTTCTGTCCCGTTATGAAAATGGTGTCTGGAAGGTGCTGCCGCCACAGGACTTTGCCCGGGATGTGGCCGGGCTGTTTCAGCGTCTGCGCGCGCCGTTCTCCTCCGGGAAGGTGGCCTCCGTGGTGGACACCCTGAAGCTGATTATTCCGCAGCAGGAAGCCCCCTCCCGCCGCCTGATTGGCTTTCGTAACGGCGTGCTCGACACGCAGAACGGCACGTTCCACCCGCACAGTCCGTCACACTGGATGCGCACCCTGTGCGATGTGGATTTCACCCCGCCGGTGGACGGTGAAACGCTGGAGACCCACGCCCCCGCGTTCTGGCGCTGGCTTGACCGTGCCGCCGGTGGCCGTGCGGAAAAACGCGACGTGATTCTGGCCGCACTGTTTATGGTGCTGGCAAACCGCTACGACTGGCAGCTCTTTCTGGAGGTGACCGGTCCTGGCGGCAGCGGCAAAAGTATCATGGCCGAAATAGCCACCCTGCTGGCCGGGGAGGATAACGCCACGTCGGCCACCATCGAGACGCTGGAATCCCCGCGTGAACGTGCCGCGTTAACTGGCTTCTCACTGATACGCCTGCCGGACCAGGAAAAATGGAGCGGCGACGGTGCCGGACTCAAGGCCATCACCGGCGGCGATGCGGTGTCCGTGGACCCGAAATACCGGGATGCGTACTCCACGCATATCCCGGCGGTGATTCTGGCCGTGAACAATAACCCGATGCGCTTCACCGACCGCAGCGGCGGCGTGTCACGCCGGCGGGTGATTATTCACTTCCCGGAACAGATAGCCCCGCAGGAGCGCGACCCGCAGCTTAAGGACAAAATCACCCGCGAGCTGGCGGTCATCGTGCGTCACCTGATGCAGAAGTTCAGCGACCCGATGCTCGCCCGGTCACTGCTTCAGTCCCAGCAGAACTCAGACGAGGCACTGAACATCAAACGGGATGCCGACCCGACGTTTGATTTTATCGGCTATCTGGAAACCCTGCCGCAGACCAGCGGCATGTATATGGGGAACGCCAGTATCATCCCGCGCAATTACCGTAAATACCTCTATCACGCCTATCTGGCCTACATGGAGGCAAACGGCTACCGGAATGTACTCAGTCTGAAAATGTTCGGGCTGGGGCTGCCGGTGATGCTGAAGGAATACGGACTGAATTACGAGAAGCGCCATACCAAACAGGGGATACAGACCAACCTGACGCTGAAAGAGGAAAGCTACGGCGACTGGCTGCCAAAATGTGACGCCCCTGCAACAACCTGACCCACCTGACCGGCATCTGCCGGTCTTTTTTTTATCCCGACATCCCCCGAAGGTGAACAATCCAGTGTTCACCCTTCACCGTATATTCCCCCGTTATCACACTGAAATCAAAAGAGAAAAATGAAAGGTGAACAGTGTGAACAATCAAATCAAAAAAAACTTTTTTTCTTCCGGTATGATTTCAGCACGGGAAATTAATCCCCTGCACAAGTCACACCGGCAGAATGCCGGAGGTGAAGAATCGAATGTTCACCCTTCACCCATTATTCACCACCTATCACTCTGAAATAAAAGGAGAAAACAGAAAGGTGAACAGTGTGAACAGTTCTTTCGAAAAAAAATTTTTTTCCTGTACGATATAGCATCAATCCAAGTAAAAATGCGCTTTCATTTCACATTAACTTACAACCATTGGTATACGATTAGGTATACGCACAAAAAATGAATTAAACAAAATCATTAAAAATCAAAGCAATACAATATTTATTCAAACTCCGCCAGCCCACCACTTTTTAGTTGTTTGAAGTTCAATGAAGTCTACTAAGCCCACACAGCACAAGCTCTGCGGGCTTTTTTACGTCTATTGTCGTCCAGTGAGAATTGCTGAGAACTACGAGTTATGGCACCCTGAATGGGACCCACTAAGAAGGGTCCAAAAACCGAGGGTCCCAAAATGGCAAAAATCGCTAAGAAGCTCACTGACACTGAAATCAAAAGCACCAAGCCAGCCGATAAAGAAATCAACTTGTTTGACGGTGATGGTCTGATTCTACGAATCGCTCCTTTGGCGAAAGGAGGCAAGAAAAATTGGTATTTCAGGTATGCAGTACCAGTGAGCAAGAAAAGAACCAAAATGAGCCTTGGGACATATCCTCACCTTACCCTTGCAAGAGCCAGAGCCTTACGTGATGAATATCTCTCCTTTCTGGCAAATGGTGTTGATCCCCAAATCCATAACAACGATAAGGCGAAGGCATTAAAGAGTGCTACTGAGCACACTCTCCAAGCCGTAGCGCGGAAATGGTTAGATGAGAAGGTAAAGACATCAGGTATCTCACAAGACCATGCAGCAGACATCTGGCGCAGCTTAGAGAGAAATGTCTTTCCCGGTCTGGGTAATGTCCCTATCAATGAGATCCGACCTAAGCTCTTAAAACAACACCTTGATCCTATTGAGCAACGAGGCGTATTGGAAACTCTACGCCGTATCATTTCACGTCTGAATGAAATCTTCCGGTGGGCAGCTACTGAAGAACTTATTGAGTTCAACCCGGCTGACAACCTTGGTCAAAGATTCAGTAAACCAAAAAAGCAAAATATGCCTGCCCTTCCCCCAAGCGAATTGCCAAGGTTTATGGAATCTTTGACGAATGCGTCAATCCGGTTGGAAACACGTATGCTAATTGAATGGCAATTGTTGACATGGGTTCGTCCGGGTGAAGCCGTTCGCGCAAGGTGGTCTGATATTGATACAACCAACAGCATTTGGAACATTCCTGCTGATTTCATGAAAATGAAAAAGCTTCACAAAGTTCCTTTGAGTAAAGAAGCTTTGCGCATCCTTGAATTAATGAAATCAATAAGTGGGCATAGAGAATGGGTTTTCCCCAGCATAAAAGCGCCTCTTAATCATATGCATGAACAAACAGCCAACGCAGCTATCATCCGAATGGGGTTCGGAGGCGAGCTTGTAGCTCACGGTATGCGTTCTATTGCACGAACAGCGGCAGAGGAGTCTGGTAAATTCAGAGCTGAAGTTCTTGAGGCAGCGCTTGCCCACTCGAAAAAAGATGAAATTATCGCAGCATACAATCGTGCAGAATATCTGATAGAGCGACAGAGTTTGATGCAATGGTGGAGTGATTACGTTCAAGCTCAAAGATCAAATGCTCTGGTAGCCTAAGTATCAGAATAGCTAATATAATCCTGAAGGTAAAGAAAATGGAAACCCTATTCAAAGTTTTTGAAAAATTTAGTTCCAGACCACTTTTTTTTATTTTTTTCGGACTCTCACTTTGTGAATTTTTTCAGAAACAATCTGTTCTGATGAATCCATCAGCAGATAACATCGCGAAATTATTCGCAGCCATGATATTAGTTGTTTTTTTTACTTGGGGATTTGAATGGCTAATCTTCAAGTTCAATGTAAACCTTGAACCTCATGATCAAGGCGATATTGGACCAACAATTGGAACGGCTACTTTAGCTGTATACTTAGTTTATGCCTTTCACTTTCTCAGTGAAAATCCTGAAGCATTAAATTTAAAGTTATTAACTAACTCTGGCTTTATATACAGCACAACTCTATTATTATTCTCATTAGAATGCATGAAGCTTAGAAGACTTAAACAAAAATAAACAACATCATTGTGATGATAAATATAAAATAGGCATGGCGAAAAAAAATCACCACGCCTAAAATATAATAATTATGGTAGCATCATTGATACATAATCCACACCAATCCTTGAGCTATACTGAGACGCTATAGCCTGATATCTTTCTGCATAACCAGTTCTCAGTTGAGATTTAAGTTTGAGTCGGACAGGAACATTTTGCACGTTGCCATCCATATTACTTAAAAACACGGCAGAAATAATATTTTTTTCTTCGCCATCAACTGTTGTTCCATGATTCAACACCACCATATAATCAACAACAGGAAGCGTTTTATCCCCTTCGAAAATAGAGAGATATTTTCTTTGATTTTTATGCATTACATATATATATTTCGAATGTTCAGCAAATGGCAATGCTTTACTCTGACTGGCGTTAAAAAGCTCCAGAACTTTAATGAGCCTGTGCGGACTTAATCTTACATGGTGAGGGTCGTTACCCTGAGTAGGAACCAAATCACATGCCGCAGATACACATAAATACCATTTGTTCGACTCTGTATCAAAGAAAATAGTGCCAGTAGAAATATGACCATCTTCAAAATTCTTTGAAGACAAATTCATATTTAAAGCATGATACATTTCGTGATAAGTATCATTATTTGATGGCAGATCCATTTTTGAAGAGCAATATTGGAGCAATGCAGCAACTCCGCTGTTAGCGTATTCATTTGAATAGCTATCAAAAACACTTTTGATAAATTCATCCAGCGTATTATTATTTTTAAGTCTTTGATAAAGCTCTTCTGATAAATTACCAAATACAAAGTCAATATTTCTACATCTAATATCAGGCGAGTCTGATTTTAATATCTCATTTAACCACGCAGCTTGACCGTAATGATCGTTAGCCAAATGATTTACAAAAGATAAAGCCTCAGCTTCGATTGCATTCTGAATTTCAGATTTTATTAACTGATAATAAGATGGTTTCCATTCAATGAGAGAATCATTGAGAGTTTGCCAAATCCTATCTCCATCGTTTTCATGATCATCTTGAACCTTATGAAATAGGGAGACAAAGATATTACCACATTGAATCCATTTTACTCCGCTTTCATCACCCCGAATGACATTGCCAGATGTGTTGCTAGAAATAATTGCATTTCTAGACACAGCATATTCTGCAATCATTTTTGCAATGAAGTTTTTATCCTTTTGATCCTCCAACACAGCATCATCATGTATTAATCTTTTAATTCTTCTACAAGGCTTACTGTCTTTAATATAGGCTATTGTTTCATCTCTTGTGAGAGCTTTATTACCATTATCATTTAAGTTCGGTAATACAACGTCTTCCCAATAACTTTGGACATCTTCATTATCGTAGTCAATGATCAAGCTGTTGATATCCAGAGCACCTTTGAGAGTCGATGATATCTGCATCCAAACCGTTTCTAAATTCTCTCTAGTATATATTACAATCATATTTAAATGATCGGAGTCTTTCAAATCTTGTAATAGTTTAAGTGTTTTATCAGGTGCATTATTATCAAGATGATAATCTACAATAATAAGATCTGATTTTCTAATCCGATCCACATCGAAATTAACAGAACCATTGTCAACATCACAAATCATATTTTTAGATTGAAAAAAGCTCTCAAGAGTAGCGGCTCGTTTAGATGAGTCAATTTTGTTGTAGTCTAAATCAACTTCGTTATTCAACGCCCTGATTGATTCAGAATACGTCAGAAAATCGTCATCAATCATGACAACGGAACGAATTGCATTTTCGCAGAAAGTTTTCTGGACAAGAGAATTATAATTTGCCACTGTCATATTAGAACTCCACTCCATTGAACTGGATCACAAAATTAGCGCCATCTTTTATTAAATAGTTATCGCCTTCATCAGGTTCTGAATACCATATTTTATGATGTGCAACAGCAAGGTTTTCTCGACATAGATACAGACCTACCCCATGTCCATTTGCTCTTTTGCTATAAAATAGTTCAAATAGTCGCGGGATATCATCGGTATCAATTGCCGGACCAGAATTTGCTATGATAACCAAAGAATTCACAAAACCAATCTTTATGAGCCTATTATTTGACAGACTGACCCAATACATTGCATTGTTGATAATATTAGTAAAAACAGGATAGATCCTTGATGGTATATCTGTTATTGCGATTTGCTTAAACTCTTCACTAAATTCAATAGTTATTCGTTGCCGTTCGAAACGCTCCCCAAAGAACTTCAGGACATAATCCATGATATTTTTTCCAGTTATTCTCTGCCTGGATTGATAACCTGATATTTTCAAAGGTGATAAGAAACGTATTTGTTGAGTAAGCGATCTGTGAGCATTTAACGCCAATGAAAAACCAGGGTGTTCTTTTACAAAAGTAGGAAGAGAGTTTAGTCCTCTGGTTACCATAGAATCCATTTCTTCAAGTTCATGAGATATTATCTCAACACTAATACCTAACTGTGCAAGCGCGTTTAAACTTTTAGCTTTTTCTTCAAAATATGAGCGTTCTTCTTCAGATAATGAGAATGCTGAATCTAAGTTTATACCTTCAAATAATCTATCGAGACCTTTTATTATTGATTGATATTTGAAAGTTAGGGTATCAACTGACTCAACATATAAACTATCGAGCAAATTAAACACATTTTCAATTTGTGAATCATTATCTATTGAATCAACAACTGATATAGTTTTAGCATAATAATCACTTCGATCAACCTTTATTTCATCGGCCCATTTTTTTAAAAGAGAATGTATCTTCTCCTCTATCGTGTTATTAAACTTAGTTAGTTTAGAATTAATAATACCTTGATTTTTTTCAAGGTGATTTTTCGCTGACAATGAAGGCTCAAGTTTATTTAATTCAGAATCAAGTTTATTAATTGCTAACTTCATTTGTAGAATATACGCAGAGAACTCATTAAATTTATCTCTGTAGTCTCTATATTTCTCTTCATACATTCCAAGTTTTGGAGGTTTGATAGGCGTTTTAATTTCACTGCGCAACGCATCTAAGTTTGTAAGATCACTGTCTATAATTTTAAGATAGTTTAAATCTAACGAACCATCAGTTTTATCAAGCTTAGTTTTCAGCCTTTTAACAGCCTCCAAGGAAGCATCAAGAACTGGTGTCTGATTCTTCAAAGCTTATGAAAAACTTTTTTGTGTTGATTTTCGAGCTTGTTGTTGAGCAGATTTTCTTAACTCTTTTTCACGCTTAACTTGTTCTAAAAGCTCTTTACGGTCATCAGAACGTGAACCAAAAAATCTATCAGCAAGTTCAGTTAACAAATTAGATATAATAGTTTTCAGTTCTCTTGCAGCCTGGTTTCTTATGAATCCCTCTCTCCCCGACTTATCTTTCAGCTCTTTATTACTGGATTGAGTAATTCCAATATAACCAAAAATCCTTCTATTAGACCAATAATATCGCCCTGCATTCCATGAACGTCTTTCTTCTATCTGGAAGAAATCATTATCTACTCGACCATAAGGTAATACTCTCAAGCTATCCCTAAAAATCAT